ACCAAATATAGCGGTATCAACACCATACCCTGCAGCCGCAAACCGAAACCTGTCAGTACCAACTCCAGTTGTATTAGTAGCCACTACTCCGGTATTACTTACTAAATTAGTTACATACCCGCCTGACCCATAACTAAAAATAGCTTTATCAGTACCATATCCGGCGGCTGATAGATACATTCTTACAGTCCCTACTCCTGTTGTATCAGTAGCAACTACACCTGTATTTGATACTTTATTAGTCATTGATACATTTCCTACACCATATGGGTCATTTCCATAACCAAATATAGCTTTATCAGTTCCATAGCCTGCAGCCGCAAGGGACTGCCTACCTGTACCGACACCTGCTGTGTCCGTAGCAACTACACCTGCGTTTGATACTAGATTAGTCATTGACATATCCGGAGCTCCATATCCAAATATGGCTTTGTCTGTGCCATAACCTGCGGCTGCTAAATTAGTTCTAGCAGTACCTACACCTGTAGTATCAGTAGCAACAACACCTGTATTTGACACTAGATTGGTTATTGCTGTAGCACCAGTTGAATATCCATATCCAAATATAGCTTTATCAGTGCCATATCCTGTAGCCGCAGAACCTTCTCTGGCAGTACCAACACCTGTAACATCATTACCAACTATACCTGTAGTTGTTACTAAATTGGTAATTGATACATAACTGCCGCCAGATTGCATTCCATATCCAAAAATTGCTTTATATGAGGGTGGGGGAGGTGCTGTAATACTAATGCCACCAGAGATTGTTGCACCTGAAAAAATCATATCTGCCATAATGTTTATCCTTTATGTTATTTATCAAAAAATCATACCCAACAAAAAAGCACTACGAATAGTGCTTGATTGTAACTTCCCATCCCGTTGAGATATTGTATTTATGCTATCTTACGCTTTTTGCCACCAAGTTGCCAACCATCCCTTAAACAAAAAAGGGCACTTTCGTGCCCCTTTGTGTTGATAATATCTGTAAAGATATTAAAGTGTGCTGAATTTCACTGAAACGTTAAATTCTGAACCGCAATTTCACCAACGTAATCAGCCGCATTACCGAAAGATGATGCAGTGTTAGTTAATTCGATGTAACCATAACGTGTCATAAATGATACGACTGGTTCGAATGTTGATGGATCTAGAACAACACCACTGCTCATCAATGGAATGTATGGGCAATAGAATGCTGCCGCGTCAGTTTCGCTAGAACCTTTATAGCCAACTAATACTGGTGTAGTATCAGGAGCATAAGAGTCAACGAACACACGCATAGCGCCGTTCAATGTACCAACGAACTTAGTGTTAGTTGGTGCTTCAAAAGTACCTTCTGTTGTGCGAGCAAACGCTGAAGTAGTTGCAGATTGCAATACTGTCAATGCGGCGCTAGAAACAACAGCCCAGTTACCTGCACCACGACGGGTGCGTTGTGCGATCAAGTTAGCAACACGGTTGATTAGAACAGCCAAGGCAGCGTGTTCGTCACCAACGTAAGTAGCAGTACCTGATACTGTAGCCTGGTTGTATGTATACTCAGTAGATGCTAATGTACGCAATGACAATAGAATCTCTTGGTCAATCTCAGCAGTAATCTCTTGTGCAAGAGCTGCCATGATTTCTGCTTCAACGTCAATACCATGTTGGCTTTGAGCGTCTTGAGCCGCTTCAAATGTCCAACGTGCTTGTAACTTACGTGATTTGGCTTCAACAGCCTGACGCAAGATTTGCACAGAGATTTGCTTACCGCCATTACCTTCTAAGGTAGCAGTATCAGCACCAGTGTAGTAACTAGTGCTTGTAGCATCATTCTTTACACGTGAGTATGCCTGAGCAATCTTGAATGGGCTCAATGCTTCTTCACCAGCAGTAACGCTAGTTTGAGCGGCTGAGTTATCAGTCAATGATTGTGCATAACGTACACGTAGTGTGTGAATTTGACCAACTGGTCCTGTCATTGGCTGAACACCAACCAACTCGTTAGCGATAACTGTTGGCATGACACGACGGATAACTGGTAGAATTACACGGTTTAGTGTAGCAATGTTACCAGCAGTTGTTGTACCTGCTGAACTTTCAGCAAGTAGTTGTTTCTTAGTGTTTTCTAAGATAACACCCATTGTTGAGCGGCGAGTGCCCTTTAAGCCTTCAAGCAGAGCTTCTTTGGTCTCGTCCCAACGGCTTTCTAATAGAACTTTTGACATGTTAAATTTCTCCTATTATATGTCTTTTTATAGCCCTGCCAAACGCTTGATATCAATAACGTTGTCTTTTTCAGCAATATCGATTTCTTGTGTTTTCTTGGCAGATTTATCACCAGTTACTTCTGTAATTCTTGATTCTGATAATGTTGCTTTCGCTTTCTTATCAGCACCGTTATTAAGAACTGCTGGTAGATACTTATCGAAAGTGGCTTGCAATTTATTCGTTTGCACACTCTCTAGTAAGTTCTTCATTACTGTAGTCTTTTCCTCGTTTAATGGAGCAAGTAAATCGCTCATCATTTTTTCACGTTGATTAGACTCTTTAATAATGCGAACTTCACGTTCTTTACTTTCAACTAACTTTTTAGCCTTTTCAAGTGTTTGAAATGACTCTGCTAGTTGGTTATCCTTATCGGATAGTTGTTGCATTAACTTACGTGTTTCTGCTTTCTCATTTAAATGAGTAACAGAGAACTCGCCGGCGAATGCTTCGAACAACTTACGACCGAAGTTGTTTTCACGTGCAGCCTGGATATCTTCCTTAAGCTGGCTGATTTCACCCTTTAGATGTCTAGTAACTGCGGTATTCATTCTCTTAGCAGATTCAGCAACAAAACGTGCCTTCAATGCTTCTAATTGTGAACGACCTTCAGCAACTAACTTGACCTTTGCTTCAACAACTGCTTGCTTATCTTGTGAGAATTCTTTAATTTCTCTAGCAAGAGCATGAACAACGAATTGTTCAAGTTTTTGTTGACTTTCTTTTTGAATCTTACGATCACTGCGTAGTTCTTTGATTTCTTCGGCTAGTTTAGTAACCATGAAATCATTAAATTTGGCAGCACTTTCACGTAGTTTCACTTGTGCTTTCACACGGTCTTCGTTCATTGCTTGTCTTTCATTGTGAAATTCTACAATTTCTTCTGAAAGATTATCTGTTACCATTTTATCTAGGGCTTCAACCATCACGCTTCTATCATGTTCATAACGTTGTGCGAATTCTTCTCTTAATTCGCTACGTACTTGCTCACGTGCTTCATTCAATTTAACTTCCCAGGCTTCATTTAATTGTTGCCCAATATCTTCATTGATTAGTCCGCTGTCAAGTAATGGTTTGATAGCATCAAACATGCGTATTCCCCTTTATTTGATTTTGAGGTCCTTGATGAGGCGCATTACTTCCTCTTTCAAGTACTTCTCTACTTTTTTGTTGCCTTGAGATTCTTTTGCAATATCTAACAACTTATGACCATGACGCATATTCATCATGCCTTCATAAATTGCTTTAGGATAAGCATTAGGAGCACTCGGTTGTGCAACAATATCCACAGTGACTATTTCAAAGTCACTGACTTTTCCGTCCAAGTCATTCACGTTACCGCTACCACGACTTGAAACGCCTAGTTTCACACCACTTTGTAACATAGTAGTTACAAGTTCTCCCATTGGAGTCGGTAAAATCTTTAATTTGCCGAAGCCATTAGCACCGTCCATCCACATACTAGTAATCATATGTGATACACGGTCTAAGTTAATCTTTAAATCGTCTGGGTGATCTACTTCACCCAATACTGAGTAGCCACTTGTAATTTGTTCATTAAGAGTACCAACGGCAGATTCAATTTCAGATACGGGATAAACACGCTCATTTGCGTTCTTTACCCCGCCCTGAATGAAGATACCTTTCATATAAAGGTTCTTCTTGTCGCCTTCACTGACAGATTCAACCACCATACCGGCTCGGTCAAATGTCAGATGCTCTTTAAGATACAAAGCCATTGCTCTCAAATTCCTTAAATGCGTCTTTTAGTTATTCTTCGGCCTTCAACAACACTCTTGTCGTTTTGTGCTACAGAGCCGCCTGCGCCTACTTCTTTACCTTGTGGAGTCTTGTGACCAAATCCACCTGGTACTTTTTCTTTAAAAGAAGATTTGCCTGCATCTTGTCCAGGGCTGTTCTTAAAGTTGTTAGCATTCTTTACAGTTGTCTCGCCTTTAGAACCATAGTTACTTGGACCTTTTGGGCTTGTTGGAACTGCTTCTGATTGACCAGAGAACTTAACCGGTGAAACACCAGCCGCCTTAATCTTTGGAGAATTCAATGCAATGCTCTTGGCATTCTCACCGTCATCACCGCCGATTTTAGAACCATATAATCCTGGAATGTTCTTCAATTGAACATTTTCCATTACTGATTCGTCAAGGTCGTCTTCGACTTCTGCATCTTCTGCATCTGACTCATCATCTTCCATCATTTCTTCGCCACCGAATTCTTCTTCAGCACCAAATTCTTCTTCAGCGCCGGCTTCCATATCGCCGCCACCCATAATATCTTCAAACTCAGCCATCAATTGGTCTAGTTTATCTTCAATGCGTACTACTGCATCTTCAACTTCTTCGCCTTCTTCGTCGCCAAATTCTTCAGCGTCAATGTCAACTACTTCTTCTTCATCACTAAACTCATCGTCATCTTCACCTTCGACCATGCCGCCGGCTTCTTCTGCACTGATTTCGTCCATTAGGTCGCCAACTTGACCACCCATGCCGCTGTCGCCCATCATTTCTTCGTCCATAATAGACTCATAAATTTCGCGGCTTTTCTCGACTACGATTTCGTGAAATAATTCACGTGCTTGTTCTTCATTCTCATTGATGATCAAATCAATAAGCGTTTCAAATTTTTTGTTATCCATTGTTGTCTCCTGAATGTTAATGGCTTTGTAGAATTATTTAGTTAGTATCATAAAAAAGAGCACAATAAGTGCTCATTTTTTGCGTTTTTCACCAAATTAATGAAATTTAAGCAGTTGGCATCTCTGCCTCTGCTTTAGGCCCATATTGTTCATGGACTCTTTTCATGTGCTTTTGCTTTTCATAGTTACGAACATCAAGCATTTTTCTTAATTTTCGTATCTGTTTTAATGTTAGTTTTGTTTTTCTTGATTGCTTCCAAATAGGTTTACTGTTATCTTGATTCACATCTTGATAACCTTCTATCGGTTTGTCAAACATTTCAAATAGTTTCATATAGATATTTATCTTATGCTGTTAAACCGCCGCCACCTTCTGGGGGCATTGCGCCTGGTGCGGACTGTACAGGCCCTGCTACATCAGGTGCCATTTCATCACCCTCTTGTTCAGGGTTTTCTAAATCTTCACCGGTCTGTTCGTCTGCTTCAATATCGCC